CTAGGGTTTTGGTTTGTCATTACTTTGATTCATTACTTTCTGAAATACTTCAAGACCTTTGTTAGTAACTTGAACTGTAACATCTTGTACAATATTAGGTCCTTCTACTTTCTCTTTAAACACTTCTCCTGTTTCAGTATTTCTGTATGTTGTTGTAGTTACACAATCTATTTTTGGTATATCTTTATCCATTTTCTTGCGATCTATCTATTAAAGCATAACTTATCAGACCTTGTATTTTACTACTACCTGTAGCTGCTTGAACAGTTATAGCATCACCTGCTTCTAAATTCAAGCCTTGGGGTGTGGCATTTACTTGCGATTTAGCTGCTACATCATCTCTAAAAAATTCATATTCAGTGCTCGAATCAGATGAATCAACAAAATTCATGTTTACTACAATAGCTGATGATGCATCGTTGTTTGCACAATAAATACTTTTGACTATAACTGTCCCATCATTAGGACATGTAAATACTGTAGTTTTTCCTGTACCAGTTTGTTTAAAACCTTGATTCTTATATCTTATTGTCATGATAAAAAATAATTAAATGCTTCTTGTTCGTTTTTTAAATCTTGTTGAAAAGAGAAATTAAGTTGATTTTTTAAAGTGTCAAGAGCTTCTAAAATTTGTCTTTGATTAGATACATCATATTCTTGTTGTGGTTCTGGTATACTAACTACTACTTTTGCCATTATCTTCTACCATCCGGTTGTGCATCAAGTCTTAAAGTTCCATATCTCCAAGTCTCACCGGTACCATCATTTTCTATTTTAATTGACATTAATCTTCCTCTAGCACGCGTATCTACTTTATCAGTAGAGCTTGTAATTGTAAATGGACCAAGAGGTGAACTGGATGCAGTATTATTTGGATAGTCATTTAATAATAATGTAATTTTTGAATTACCTGTAAGAACTTTAAAGTCAGGTATAAATCTTTTCACAGACATAAAAAACTCTCCATCTCCTCTATAATCAACGATGCCTGTTGTTTTACCTTGTCTGTTTCTAGCTGCTGTAATATCAAAATCTCCAGACTCAATAAACGCATTAATAGAAGTTGTGCCAGAGCTATTGACTTGATCTGTGCCAACTTCATGAGCATAATACGTTGAAGATCCATAAGTATTTGTAAGTCCTAATATGTCAGGAAATATAGGTGTAACAGTGATGTTATATTCAGTTGCATAAGGCACATCAAACACTCCCGTATCTACATAAGTAGTTCTTGCAAGTGACGAAGTGGTCCAAACGTTTTCTCCATAATTATATGTTACACATCTTTCAATTTGTGTTGCTCCAGATTTTGGATAAAACCAATTTACTTCACCATAGAGTGTATTATGTTCTGCATAAATTACATCTGATGCATCATAATTTATTCCTAGATTATCTCCTGTATCTGTAAAAACAAAATCTTCAACAAGACATGGTAATGATTTTACTGTACCGTCAAATACAAAAAATCCACCTTCTCCTGACATCCAAAATACTTTACCATCAGAATAAGTTAATGCGTGTTGTCCTATTAATCCACAGTTAGTACCAACCTGTCTAACACTAAATGTAAAAGGTGGGCCTACAAATTGAATAACATAAGCAGAACTATCAGTTAAAACTAAAGTATAATCTTTACCAGATACTGCACCAACTATTCTGTTTCCTTTATCTAATCTAAATGTACCTGCTGTATTTGTAGATGTTGGAGCGTATGTATTTAAATCTTCTTGGTTTGAAAATCTTATAAACATTGGATCTTGTGTGCTTGTATCACCAATAGTTGTTTCAGTTCCAAAATGAAATAAGTGTCTATCTCTATCTGATACTTGAGTTAATCTTGATGCTGTTGGATTATTTGACGTAGAAAAACCAGATGTCGATGTGGAAGCTCTGATTGTTCTAGCGCTTGTTGCTCCTGCATCCCAAGTAAAAGTTTTTCCATTTGTAATAGTTGCAATAAGAACTTGTCCAAAATTATCAAGACTCCAGCTTCCTGGATCTAGTACCACAGAACTTGTTGTTCTTTCCGTGCCCCATGTTTCAACGTTCCAAGTAGATGTACCCCAACCATAACCAACTGTTTGAGTTGTTGGACCAACTAGAACATATGGATTGACAGTTGCAGCTCCGGCTGCAGTCATTCCAGATCCTCCTTCATTACGTGCAGCTTGAATAGTAAAACTATCTGTCGCTACTGTTAAAATTTCGTAAGCTACTTGTAATTCTGTTGGTGTATAATCAGAAGCACCCGTGACTGTTACTCCAGATAACGTTATGTATCTACCAGCTAATAAACCATGAGATCCTTTATGAATAGTAACTGTTGATGACCCGTTTACAGTTGAAATTGTACATCCTGTAATTGCTGTATCTAGTGGAGTAATATCAAAAAATTGTTCTCCATAATATAAAAATAAACCTTGTGATGTTCCAATAGCTGCATACCTTTCACCAGCTAATGATGTCCAAGTGTGTTGTGCTCTTGCTGCTCCAGGTAAAGTTTCACCTGAAATACTTAATTGATTCCAACCACCTATTTTTTCAGGTAGTCCATATCTAAATCTAACAAAATCACCATCTACCCATTGAGATTCAGCTCCTGAATCCGTGACCATTTTGTTAAAACCAGGCTTGAAATTTAATTTTTGTAGCATATAATGCTTTATATATTAGTTTTATAAATAATGAAAGTAGCATAATTATGGAAGAAAAAACAGTTAATATAACAGATTTTATTGGTGTGTATGATAACTATATCACTGAAGAAGAATGTAATAAAGCCATTAAAATATATGAAGATGAAAATAAATTTAATCATACTCTAAATAGACTTAGAGGAGAAAATATATCTATATTAAAAAAACAAGATCAACAATTTTTTGCATCACCTAATAATATAGATGTTTGGTGGGAAGCTGTAAAACCCATGATGGTTAACTTTGACTTAGCATGGAATCATTATCTTAAACACACAGGAGGTGATGACGCTTATGATGGAGGACCTTTTCATTTTACTACTTTAAAAATACAAAAAACTTTACCTACAGAAGGTTATCATGTTTGGCATATTGAACACGGTAAAGGTTTGGACTATGGATCTAGAGCTTTTGTTTTTTCTATATATTTAAATGATGTTGAAGAAGGTGGTGAAACAGAATTTTTACATTTTTCAAAAAGAGTCAAACCTAAAAAAGGTAGAATAGTTATTTGGCCTTCAGCTTTTCCATATTTACATAGAGGAAATTCTCCATTATCCGGAGAAAAATATATACTAACATCTTGGATGACGATTAAATAATATTTCTTATGAAGTGTAAGAAGTAGGCCTTGGTCCTAATCTGGCAATTTTTTCTTCTGAAGTTTCACCTTCTTCATTATTACCATCCCAATCAATTTGTAGTTGGTTTAAATGAGCTGCGTCCCATCTAGTAATAAATTGACTAACATCCCCAAGGTCTGCATCAGCATATGATGAATGAGGAGTTTCGTCTCTGTATTCTACTTCATCAGAAACATTAGATGTTCCATGTTGAATAGCCCAGATGTTTGAAAATTTTGATTGATTCCAAAAACTACTATCATCTATAATGTAGCCACTACCAGCTGCATCACCTGCTTTCTTAATGATAAGTTGATCATCAAATATTACTGTCCAATTTGCGTTTGTTGCCATAGTTTCTCCTAAGTCTTAATAATATAAATTACAGTTAAATAAGGTTGTACAACTGAAGTTGCATCACCAGCAAAGTTTGCACTCATGTTGTGAGAGTGTCCATCACCTGAACCAGTGTTTTTGTTAATATTTTCGTTTGTAGGATTAGGTTTTACACGAGGTGAATTAGGAAATGCAATATAACCATTAGCCCACGGATATATGTTTCCACCGTTTTTAGTATTGTTAACGTGACTATGAGAAGCAAGTTGTGCTGTTGATAAAGAAGCATTCGCTGTTGATCCTGCAACGTTTCCAGTTGCAGTAACTGTGTTTGCTCCACCAGTAGATGCTAAAGCTTTGTTATTAGATTTTCCAACTGCTACGTTATCTTGAAGATTAGGTAAACCAAATGTTGATGAACCGTCTCCAGCTCCATAAGTTGTACCTACAATTGCAAATAATGCAGAGTAAGTAGATCTTGAAACAGCAGAACCATTACATTCTAAGAAACCTGTTGGTACTGATGCAGAAGACCATGGCACAATAGTTGCTGTAGGAATTCCTTCGATACCAGTAAGATCGGCTCCTGAAAAATTGTATTTTGTTGCTTCGTAATTTGCCATATTCTATTTCTCCTTGTACGTCCATCCTGTTGTAGCGTCTCCTGAAAATACTAAACAGAAACCGGCACCTTGTGTATTAACTGTAAGATCAGCTGCTGCGTTAGCTATATTAGAAGAGTTTCTACCAACAGTCAATGCGTTAGTATTGAAATCATATCCTTGGTCGATAAATGCAACTTCATCACCAGCAGTTGGTGACGCTGGTAGCGTTACTGTAACTGCTCCACTATTTGTATTTACTAAAAGTTGAGCACCAGCTTGAACTGTTTCAGCTGCTGTTATTGCTCTCCATTTTTTTAATTCACCTGCTTTTACAACATTAGTTCCATCAGAATATAAAGTGTAAGTGTGACCTTCACATAAAAGAACACCTGTTCCAGATGTAGTTTTAAAAGTTAATGTAAAACCTGCATGGTTACATCCATCTTCAACTATATAAGTTTTTTCTACTGAGTCAGGAATAGTAACATTAACGTTTGCTTCAAGAGTTCCTGTTAATTTAATTACTTGATCTTTACCATTTGATAAAGCACCATTAGTAAAAGTTAAAGCTCTAGACGCATCAGTTACATTGAATGCTCCATAACCACCAATTGCTTGTTCAAGAATTAGTAAGTTAGTATTTGTAATTTGTCCCCAAGTTCCTGAGTTTTCTCCAGTAGCCTGTACTGTAAGTTTTAAACTTGCTGATGTTGAATTTGCCATAATTTAAATTCCTTAATTAAGTTTCAATTTACTAAAATTTTGAGCTTGTGTCAAACTCATTATGCAGCTACTTCTTGCCACCCTGGAGGTGTTATAGGTGCTGAACCTGTGTTTACTTCATTCCAGATTAAAGCACTACCAGAACCTTGTGCCATAGTCAATGCCAAACCTGTAGTAGAAACATCTGCATCAATTACTATAACTGGTGTTGTTACACTAGCAGACATTGCTATTCCTGTTAAATCAACAGGAGTATTTAAATCTATTGTTTCATTTCCTAAAGCAGCAGACATTGCTATGCCTGTTAAACTAGGAGAAACATCTCCCTGCATTCCAAGAGTACCTAAATTACCAGTCATTAATTGACTTAGTAAATTTGCATCAGGTGCAGGATCTGCTTGACCAAGTGTTACATTAGCATTTAAAGTATTAAGAGTTACTACAACTTCTCCAGCCATTGCAACTGATCCAACTGCAGCTGTCATTGCAATACCTGTTACATCGACATTTGCATACTGACCTTCAACACCCCACGCATTTTCATTCCAACCTTGTCTACCCCAACCTGTTTGATTAAATGCGTCTATAGTTCCAAGACTCATTGTTGCATGATTAGTTGTTAGCATTGCATCAGGACCAGCATCAGCATTCGCTAACACACTAGTCATTGCAATACCTGTAGGGAAAACTTTTCCTGTAATGTCTACACTAGGTGTAGAAAGTGTAGAAGATAAAGCTATACCAGAAACAGTAAAGCTCGCATCAATTTTAAAAGACTCAGATCCTAAAGACGAAGTTAGACTTTGCCCAGTTACAGAAACATTTATGTCACCTAATAGGCCCCATGTTCCTAGACTCCAAGTTTGTTCACTCCAACCTGCCATAGGATTTTAACTCCTATGATTAACCAGAGATTCTTAAAATCGCTGCTGTTGATGTAGCTGCTGGAAACTGAATTGTGAAAACACCTGCTGTCGCTGTTTTATCTCCTCCAAAATCTAAAGCTGCAACAGCTGCATTAGTTGCAGTTGCTGAAGTGTTATAGATTAAAGCTCCTCTAGCAGTTAAAGTCACACCAGTAAAAGATCTGTCTGCGAAATCAACTCTTGCAACACCGGCTGTTATTGAAGTTCCGCTGTTTACAAGTAACCCACCACCTGCCGCGTACTGACCAGTGTTAGCAACTTCGGTATTAGCTCCACCTCCTGGGTTAGTTGCGTATGCAGTTGTTGTTGAGTTTAGAGTAGCTGAAGAAGTATAAAGAGCGATTTTAAACTTGTCATCACCAGTACCAAAATTATGCTCACCTTCCAATAATTGTTTTTTGAAAGAATTTGCAATCGCTTGTGTAATAGCCATAGTTGTTTATCTCCTTATATTTATTTACCACCAACACGAGGAACACCAGATTGATATTCATCGCGTCTTCGTCTTCCCATTTGTTCTATCGAGAAGCCTTCTAACACTTGTTTATACTTTCCTTCGTATAATTGCAAGAGATCATTTGGCCCTTTTAAGAATGAAAATGCTTCAACTAAGCATGCATACAATAAGCCATTGGGAAATTGTTGACTGACGTATGTTTGTGTATTTGTACTCGATAAAGTCTCAGGTTTCAAGATATAATTTAACTGAATAGTATAAGTAGCATTTGGTGTTGGAGCTAGAACTATTGTGTCATTATCCCACCAGCTATAGTATTTAGGTACACCTTGAGCATTAGTAGGATTAAACTCAGACATAAAACTTGAATCTCTCCACTGTAAAAACTCTCTATTATCAGAAGCGCCTACACCATCTGAATCTACGATTTGAGCTGATCTAATAACTAAAGTATTTTGTGGTGTATCAATAAATCTTGTTCCTGAAATTACTTGAGCTGTTACATATCTTTTATTTGCATCAAGATCTACATCTCTCATTATTCTTAATTCAGCATCTCGAATAATATCATTTGTAATAGAGTCAGTTAAAACATTTGAACTAACTTCTGTGTAGTCTCTAATTTTTTGTACTAATTCTGCGTAAGTCATTATG